TTTAAATAATGCCTTAAATAATCAATGAAATCAGTTAAAACAAGAAGTTGGGGCGGCCCGTCTGCAAGGCTTAATGTATCCCCATGATTAATAGCTATATTAAACATTAAGTTAAGTGCAACACTATCGGAGAGTGCCAAAGTGTCGGCGGCCACAATGTTAGTGGGCTGTAAGTAAAGTATGACAGAATCAGAAAGAGTAAAACTATCCTGGAAATTATAGAGCTTCTGCAAATTAAGCCGTGCTGCATCTGTAAGAAGTAGAGAATCCGAGACGGTAAATCCAGTAATAGGGGATGAAAAAGTAACATGATCTGATAGGTTTAATGTATCTGATTCACTAATGAGATAAGGTGCAGCTACATTAATAGAATCTGATAGTGTATTAACATCAGTAAATCCGTATAGGCACCCAAGTAGTACACTAACAGTATCAGAAAGAACTAGAGAATCTTGAAAACTAAAGAAGAAATTATTAGTGGCAATTTGTACATCGTCGGACAGTATAAGAGTATCCGAGAAAGCTGCTGCATATCCAGATGCACTTCCAAGAACATCAGAAAGAGTAAGAGTTTCATTGAGAAGTACATTAAGTCCTACAACTGCTGTGACAGAATCAGAGAGGGAAAGTGTATCATTGAGTCCGAGTGAGATGTTCGGGCCGCTGAAAGTAACTGAATCTGTAAGAGTAATTCCATCACTACAAGATACAAGAAGACTAAGTGTAAGACCATTTAAATTATCACTAAGAGCAAGTGTGTCACCGGCCGCAGTTCCTACATCACCTGTATTAAGACCAAGTACAACAGTTTCAGCATCGCTTAGACTTAGACCATCTGTAGGAAGATTTTCTAAAACTCCTAAAACTACAGTCGCAGAGTCTATTAGACTAAATACATCTAATGTATCTTGTAAAGCCTCATTGACGGCTGTAGGCATCTACACTCCATACCAGAGTGGATCTTGAATAGAAACAGAAAGAGGAACTGTAGCAACTCCAGATTGTACTTCTAATGCTCCCACACTAGCATAACCCGTACCACCAGGCATAATTCCAGGAAATCCTAGTCCGCTAAGTAGTGGTCCACCACCAGAAGTTGCATTAAGGGCAAAATTAGTACCTTCTGCTACAAAAGGTCCGGCTGTAAGTGTAATTGGATTAATACCAGTTGTGCAATGAAGTGTAGCCGTCTGATTATTAGCTCCAGGATTAAAAGCATTATTATACATAAATAGTGGAGGTGCCCATCCGATACCGCTAGAACCCCCAAAGTTAACTCCATAAGTAACATTATTACTAAAAATACAATTATTAAATTGTCCTAGTGGTACAATTGCAGCCTCAAATAATACCCCAGCTAATGTATTAGAGGAGAAAATACATTGTGAACAAATAACATACTGAAATAACGTTCCTGATATTGTACTATCATTAATAACATTTAACCCATTAACGGAATTATTATAGAAAATGCACCTTTCAAAAGCCCATACACAATCTGCATTTGGAAAGGGAGCTGTTGTACAATTAAATCCATCTCCACCATTTGCATCAATCATACAGGCATACATATATGTCATGGCACCATTACGGACCCCATGAGATGAACATCCTGTTATTCTGCTATTGTATACACTTAATCCGTTGAAACATCCATTAACAACTGGGTTACCTTCAATACCTACTAAAAAGCCTGTTATAGTACAATTAATAATTATAAGACAAGCTGAATTTACGCTATTTGATGCTGATTCAATAGCATTCTTTTTTGTCCCCGCAGTTGTAGTAAAGTTAATATTCTGAAGAAGTACATTTTTTGCACTTGTACTTCCAGAGCTACAAGAAATAAGATCAATAGAATTAGTAGCTGTTGTCCAGGTAAATTGACCATTATCCCCACGAGTTGTAGTATAACCAATGATACTTAATGGACGACCAGGAGAACTTGAGGAGTCAAGAGTAATAGTAAGTGTAGATGTTACAGTATATATACCAGAGGCTTTTACATAGATAGTTGCAGAGGCTACACTATTCGTATATGCCTGACTCACAGTAGCCAGTGCTCCACCAATATTCATAGTTACTGAAGTGGCGGCTGCTCCTGGACTTCTATCAAGTGTGATTGTTGTAGCTGTTGCATAAGTTGCATAATACCATCCAGCTGTAACTGTACCCCCTGTACCACCAGACAGATAAATGAAGTTTCCTGTAATTGCAGAGGTGAAACTTGCAGTTGCCGAAGTACAAGTAAAACCTCCCGTAGTTGTTGTTGTAAGATCCGTAGTTGAGATATTTGATCCAGCAGAGTTCTTTGAGTTTTGCTTAGAGTAGTCAGTTCCAGCGGCCGCAGAGTCAAATCCCCCACCATTTGTATCACTTCCTATTGTTGGTCTTACTTCCCAAACTGATGTTGCTGGAAGAGCCATATTAAGCTACTTTCTTAGTCACACGTTCGATTTCTTTTTCATCTGCATTCCCGTCATGAAGAACTAAATCAAATTGTCCAGCATCAAAAGGAAGTGAATCATATGAAACTCTATAGTCAAATCCATCTTCCGGGCCGGCCGTAGTTATGTCATACTTCTCAGATTCAACTTTGTCATAGTCAACTTTGCCAAGAAGAAGCAACTTCTTTTCTTTCCTAGCTACTTTCCTTCTCATTGGCAGAGAGTCTACTGGAAGTGTGTATGTTCGTCCTGTATAGATATCAAAATGTTCACACATTACAAAGGAGTCACACATTACTTTCCAAGGTGTCTCTGCTAGTTTATTAAAAAAGTAAAGATCCTCTGTCCAAGACTCCGCATTGTTAATACCATCAAGAAACTGGTCTGTCTCGATTGTCTTAAAGAATGGATCTGCTAAGTCAGCCAGACATGCAGTTCGTATCAATGTACAATCCATGCCCAGACCAGTTACTTCAAAATACTCTCCTATTTTCCAATCCCAATAACTACCGACACCGTTACCGCGAAAAACCAAAGGAGCAGGAGGATCACATTTGGCACAATACACACCACCAACCACCCCCACTTCCGGATCTTGTTCCATACGAAAGATGAGTTGTCGAAGAGTATATCCAGGACAAACAACATCATCACCAAGGAAAAATAGATATTTAGCCCCAGCCTCAATTGCGTACTTAGCCATCTCATTTCGTGCGACATCTATGGCTTTTCCTTCCGTAATTTGAAATACACAATTATAGTTGATAGGAGGAGTCATACTTTTGAGCGCCATTGCCCATTTCAAATTCACGGGCCGCCCGAGAGTTGGGATTCCTACTACAATACCAGGACCAGAGTTATGAGGGATTTTAATCATCTATGACCATTTCGAATAATAGTTCTAAGGGAATCTTTTACATCTTCAAACTTTTCATCTATGCGTTCAAATTTTTGTTCTGTTATAGCTTTATGTACAGCTAAATCTTTTTTTACTTCTGCTTGATTTACTTTAATCATTAATGTAACTACAAAACCAACAAAACTAAATCCGGCTGTTATGTATGCAATGAGTGTATCATTTAGAGCTTCTTTCATTAACCTTTACCTTCAATTACACCTTTGGCGTGCTCAGAATCCCCAGTGATTTTAAGTAGTTCATCCATTCGACCATTAGTAGATTCTTTAAGATCAGTCATTTTTTTATCTATCTGTTCATGATTTACTGATTGTCTATAGGATATAATAAACCCTAAGATAGTACTAATTGTGCCAGGAATTGCTGCGATTACACCTAAGAGTACAAATGTATTATCCTGCACATAATACTCCTACCCACTAATAGTATAGGAAATAGAAAGAGTATTTGAAGTAGCTTTCACGAAACTTGTGAAGGTAGCATGAGCAAGCATAGTGCCAGTGGCAGACGAATTAAAAAGACCAACTTCAGCAAGAGTCGTGTTGCCTTGAGCAGTAGAAAAGCTAGTCTGAGCTTGCCACGAAGGAGGATTATTAGTAAGACCAGTTGTTACGAATGTACCGATAGCTAGTCTTAGATATTCCCCACCTAATGCAGTATCAGCAGTTGTGGGAGCATTAGTTACTGATCCGATTGCACAGTAACCGATAACTTGAGTAGTGTTATTTACAGATTCAAGTTGTCCCAAAACCCACGAGCGGCCCACCGTAACTACTGTGTTCTGCACACACCGTTCCTGAAGTATCTTTCCATCTGGGTCTAACAGATGAATTTGTAGTGCTCCTCGCAATTTGATGCCATCATAAAACTGTTGTTCCATTTTAAGTTTCCTTATACCACGGATGTGGAATTCCTAATTGTTCTCTATACCGTTTAGCTATATATTTTCTATACTCAACAATATCAGTTAATTCCCAAAATTTACAAAATGGGCACTGTTGAGCACCTTGTAATGATAGTGGATTATGCTTACCAAAAAAAATACATAATAGTTTTATAAATTTATTAACATGACCATATTTAGTCATATCAGAACCTTTCCATTTCGAAATTAGAAGGTAGTATCGGCTTAGGATACTTAAAGGCATCTATTGAGAGAAGCCCATCATCGACGCTGTACTTCTTACCTACAAAGCAGCCGTCATTAATAAGACGAAATTGTTCAATTAAGAAATTGTACTTCATTTGATAAAAGGAGGCCGCTTTAAGAAACTGGCCCGGACCTTCTGCACTAAACGCTTTCCAAAGACACCAAGCCTTTTGCGTCCTACGAAGAATATAAGAAGGAATAGAAATAACAGGATTGGAATTAGTAGTGTCAGGCTCTCTATAATGGTCGATAATACAACTAGGAGTGTTAACTTGAGGGGAATAAGGATTTGGCTCACCCAAGACAGTAAAACTTTCATCTGGTGTTGGATAGAGTCTAATATCCCAAGGATTTGTAGGATGCATCGCATAATAGAGAGGACGTCCAATTGATGACTCCACATTTGCCGGATTGTGCGGACTTACAAAAACCGTGGCCGGTGTCACCATTGTTAATTCTTCCCAGTTAAGAGCGTCCAAAGAACGACCCCTCCAGGTAACACGACGAACAGTACGAACATAACTTGGCAAAGTAATAACACTTGTTCCTGCCGTTGTTTGTACACATTCACGTACAAAAATACAATTTATATCAATAGCTATCTGGCCAATAGCGTCTTGTTCGAGCTGTGTAAGAAAGCTATTACTCCAAATGGTGGGCATTATCTTAAACTCATCATCCGATCCCGATTTCTCTGATTACGCATAAGAATACGTAGCTTATCTAAAACTGTAGTGTAGTTTTTAAATTCCGTCTCCGCCTTGCTAAATTCTTGGGCTTGCTCCCATAAATCCATTTTCGAGTAACTCTCAAGTACTAAGAGATGCTCATCTGGAATAGGAATAGTTGTACTGTCCGCCAAGGCGGGTCCTTGTGCTCTATAGAAAACTATCATATTCCCATAGTTTCCCACAGCCGGTTTCATATAGATCGCCACATATCGATGAGAAATAGGAGCAAAATAGTAAGGAGTGCCGTAAGCATTATCCCAATCGATACGTACTTGATTGAACTTTTTAAGACTTTGGGGCCACATCCAGCGGTTAATAGTAGCATTGTACATTGCGACAATACCAATATAGTCAGGTAAGAGAGTAAGTAGATCATAGTAAGTAGTATACTGTGTGAATGGTATAACTGCTGAATTGTATATGGCGCCAGAGAAAGCACAAATTTCATCTAAGCCATCCTGAAGGGAGTTGTTCATATCCCCAGTTGTGTAATAGACACTATTATTCAGATAGTTTTGCAAGCGAACTTGCATGTCAAGACGAGTGCTCATATGGAGACTACAAGTTTGTCAATATCATTCTGCAACACATCTTCATAAGTAAGTTGAGGTTTGCACTTAACACTCTTGATGATTGTATTGAAAGCTTCAGGAACTTCCTGAGTTACTTTAATATCCTTAAATCCAGCTTCAATCAACATATCCTTAACTTCTTCTGTATCCATCGGAACTACATGGAAATCATGGATATTCTCTTGCCGTCCGAAGATTGTAAATTCCCAGAACTCTCGACTTCCTTTGTAATTCTCAAGCCAGTATTGAGCGACAATACGGAACTCTGGAAAGGACATATAGAACTTTCCATCTGGCTTGAGAACACGATGGATTTCTTTGTAAACCCGTCTGTGATAGAGTTTTTGGATATGCTCGATTGAGTGGAAAAACAGAACTTCATCTTGACTTTCATCTTCTATGGGGAAATCCGCTCGGACATCAAAACACATATCAGGTTCTACATCTTTGTTCAAATCTACATTAATGTAGTCTTTGAGTTTATTCCGGCCGCAGCAAAGATTAAGGGAGGACATTATGTACCATCTCCTTATATTTCTCGTTACGGTCACCTTTAGTGGTTTGATCTTCCTTTTTTACTTCATTCATTTCTTCGTAGTAAGTTGTATAAGCTTCACGATTCCAGGGAGAAATAGTTTCCGGCCCCATTATATGAGCAGTCTCAATTCCGCAATCTACTATAATAGAGCAATCTGGAACTGTATCACGGGCTTTAACACAAAAATAAATGTCTTCCGTATTATATGGGCCGGTGACAAAAAATGGGGGTCGGATCTTCTTGAGAAGGGATACTTTAATCAAAGCACATGAAAATCCAACAGCATCCACATCCACAATACCGGGGCCGCGCTCAACTTTGTAATTACTGAGGTTTTTCTTTTCATCCATTTTGAAAAACATATTCTCAAATGGATAGCCACGGATAATAGTCCAACCTGCGACTATATCTACATCTCTATCTATCATCTGTTCTATACAGCCAATAGGCACAATTACGTCATCATCAATAAACATGAGATAATCACACTCTAATTCGAGTGCAATCTTAGCCGAGGCATTTCTCATCCTATCGATAGACATGCGGCGGGGTGTATTAATAAGAACTTCCCAATCTGGATGCTTTTTACCTAGATTATAGAAAAGTTGAATATGATTCGCGTAGGCTATTTGCTCTACACTTGTTAGACAATTGATACCAATTAGGATTCTCATAGAAAGGATATAGTTAAGGATTCAATTAATTTTCGAGCTTGAGTAAAAGAAAGATCATAAATTGATTCTGATTTTCCTTTTATATTAAAAAAATGTTTTTTCAATTGATTTTTATCAAAATGAGGAGCTAAATCCTCTAATATCTTTTTCTGAGTATTAGTAATATGTTTAGGTTTGATTTTCATATAAAAAATGGGGAGTTTGCTGTCCTCCCCAGAGGAGGAATGGAACCTATAGAATACGGACAAAAGCATTAACAGAAATAGTCAATGCAGTATTAGCTGGCTGGACACTAGATGCCCCAGTTGTAAAGGAAGCAATAGAAGTTCCCCCAAGAATCATAGGAGAAAGGAATTGAGTAAATGCTGCTTGTACACCAGTCGAAATAGCATCAGTACGGAAAGACTGAATAGCTCCCGTAGTAAAACCATTTGCTAGTGATTCTGCAAAAAGAGGAATAATTCCTGCTGTTGCATTAATAGCAGCATAGGAGGGCCAAGTAGAATTTGTAGAAGCACGAGTAGCTAGTGTTAACTGCACATTGGGACAGTATCCAAAAGCTTGAACTTCTCCATATCCATTAACCGGAATACCACCAGAAGTTGCAGGGGATATAACAACACCGTAAAGCAAAGCCTGGGCCGTTACAGCCGAGAAATTTGTTTGTGCATTGAGATACCCAACTACATCTACACCAGACTTTGTATTATCAGTAAATGGAAAGTTAAGGATAGCAGCTTGCCCAGGAAGTAGAGCAACTGTATCCGCATTGCGAACTACAAGACAAACATCGTCTCGTTTGTTACCAACCTGTTTAAAACGCATAGATTTATCTCTCTATATCTCCCGTATTTAACTCTACGGGGTCGTTAAGGTTCGGGCCACGTGTCCAATAACACCCTGTTTACGGCGGTTATCACAAGTAAGATTGCCCATCCATGCGACATGGCCTACACGGGAATCACCATTAACAGGTTTGAACATGGTTTTGCCATTATCGTCTTCAAGCATTTTAAAGTCGGAATCTTCCTCATAAACCATCTTGAAGAACTCAGGATTGATAAAGAAACCAGATCCATTAGTAAGGGATGAAGGATTACCAGCTCCACCAGTAAGAGAAGGAATGATACTATTTGCTACATCAGGTACTTTATCGTCCATGACGAAATGTGCCCCTTTGTACTTAATATTTTCAAAGGGATACGCTTCATCAACACGATCTTCAGTGTAGCGATATTTCTGATAGACAGCATGAACCATAAGTTCATAAGTAGTTTCATCCATCAGAACCAACTTTACTTTACCACCAGTACCGAGACTTGCCCTATTAAAAATCTGGTCAACTTCTAATAGAAATGCGTCATACCCGGCCGCAGCAGAAGTGAGAGTTTTGTTCTGCCACCAAGTATTAGTAGACTGAGCAATATTACCAACAGTGAGAGAAGCAGTAGGAGTATAGGCAATAAGTTCAGAAATTGGTTCGATAGAAGAGGAACCATTCACTGTACTTACATAAGGAGCTGTCAATGCCCCACCCTGACTTGCAGCCCCCCACATGAGACTTTGTGCGAAAAACTCCTGAAGTCCCATTTCTGCCTGTTTAATCCTGCTTCGTACAAGATCAACAAGTTTCTGCTTGTTCTGTTTTACTTCTTTCATCGAATATGCAATAGCAGCAGCACACTGGCGCCACTGATAAATAGCATCAGTGATTCCATCGACCGGAACCGTTGAGAGTTCGTCATAACCATCATAGCTGTCGGCTGTCTGCAAAGCATACATTAGTGGAATTTGAATATAAGTTCCACCATCTTGACCTTCATATAAGTCTTTACGGAGAATTTCAAAGAAAAATGCGTTAGTTGCCCCAATGTTGTCAATTAGCTCTTTGCGGTAAGCAGCGAGACTAAGACCAAAAAGTGAATCTAGATTAGTAGTTACCTGCGAGGGAGCAGATGCGTTCCCAAAAGTGACAGACATAGTTTACTTTCTCTGTTTTGCTAGTTGTTGTAAGGCTAATTCTACAGACCCTTTTAGCCCTATTGCTTTCTTTGGTATCCAATCCTTATCGTCAGAACTTCCAGTTGTGGTCCGAAGTCGGGACGGTAAATCATTGGCATTCCGCCGGATTCGATCTGCTACCTGTCGAGAAGAAGAAACTTGAGTTCCTTTGCCTCCTGAGGCAATTTGATACAGATAGTCAATATATTCGTTGACGGACACATCAGGAGCAGGCGAAATTTTCTTAGAAATTTCTGCCATCCTTGCTTCTAACTTTACTGAATCGCCTTTTGTATCTCTGGCGAGTCTTTTATAAGCTTCAATAACTTGATTTTCCACCCTTTGAATTTCAATTTGTTGAAACTTTTCATTTTGTTCCTCACGTTCAGACTCGAAAACCTTCTCTATAGCAGGTCCAAGTTGTTTTGCAAGAAACTTCATATTCTCGGGGAGTGAATCCTCAAGAATTTCAGTTATGGCCTTTTTGGCCTCACGCACTTCCGTTTTAGTTTCGGGAGTGTTTTTACCAAGAAGTCCGGCTTGTTGTGCAAGTGCTGCAAGCACTGCTGGCCCGGCTTTTGGATCTTTTAGAGCTTTGTAAAGTCTGAGAGCTTCATCTTTTGAAGCGTCATCAAGTTCATCTTCTTGAGAAGCGTCAGATTCTTGACCTTCATTACCAGACTCATGCTCTTGTATCTGTTCTTCTTCAGTGTCATCAGTACCAATTTCTGGAGCTAAAGTCTTTCCAGGCTTGGTTTCTTTGTCCTTATCAGCTTCTTTTGTCAGTTCTGTCGCTGCATCAGCGATTGCTTCTTCAAGACTTGGCATTATGAGACTCTTTCATAAGAATATTTTTCCCTGATGTACAAATTAAAGTATCGTCCTTGACTTCCACTATCCGCAAAGTCAACAAATACGTCGAGGGGCACATCTTTATATACATATGTTCCTCTGGCTTGAAATTCAATGGTAAGGACTGACTCTTCAGGATCATAATCTACATTCGCTACACATCTGGACTCATTAATATGGAACTTTCGCTTAGATGAGATAAGACGGCTAATAGTTATACTTCTATTAGCTAGATCTTTCTCGTCTTGAGTGATCTTACTTAACTGGGACATTAAGTTTTAAAGTACCTTTACGGCCACATTTCCAACAAATAATTTGACTAGGTACATTTTTATCTGGATCAATGTTATGATTCTGGCCACAAATACAAGTATATTTCTGGGTCATTGCATTGGTCCTCCTGCTGCGGCCGGCAACTGATTTTGTAGCTGATTACGTATTTGTTCTCCGGCCGGCGGAGTAGCTTGTTGAGTAATTTGTTGTCCAGCATTTCCAGGTTGAGGCATTTGAGGAGGAGCTGGATTTGCAGCTTGCTTGAGTTGATTCATACGAGCCAATTCCATCAATAGGGCCATTTGTTGGAACTCTGCGATGGCTTTTTCATTCCTATACCCGACGCGGTATGCAATTTCTCGTACCAAGTATGGGGAGAAGGCAACCATTGGGAATTGCGTAAGGACACTAAGATATTCAAGTAACTTTTTCTTTTCATCCACCTGAGCCGTTGTAGACATGCTCGTAACATCCACATCAATCTTAAAGTCATATCCATCTTTCAAATCCTCAGCTGTTATGTACCTATAGAGAGGTTTATTAGGATTTATAGAGCCTAAAAAACTTTCTCCTTCTGCTTGGGTCAACTTTGCAAGAGTTTTGCCAGTAAATTTCTCTCTTACTATGAGAAGTACTGCTCTACCAATGTGCGAGAACCACTTAACAACACGATCTCTCTCTTTACCATCTCTAATTCCTGTTCTTTGGTTAACAATATTAGCTTGAGTTGCGGTCGTTCTATCTGCAACTCCTCTACTTTCATCAGAAGTTCCGGATATTCGATTAAGGTCGTCTGCACTTGTTGCGATACTTTGCTCAACAGATTGCCCAAGATCCGCGTTTTCAACTGGCGTAATCGAATTTTCTCTTTTGACTTTAATGAGTGCTCCATCCGGGCCGGTTTCAAACTTTTCGATTTCTTCATCATCCACCATTCCCTCTAAGACTTGAAACTTACGTACAAATCTGCGTCTGTGAGCGCGGAGCATTTCTCTAGTTTCATTGTATTCATCTTGAGGCGACAACCAATGAAATGCTGGTGGGATTGGATAAAACCCATTAGTAATAAGTCTCCTATCTGGCCTAAGGTCAAAGAGAGGCAGAAAGTCATACTTCTTTTGAAAAACTGTCACTTTCGGACTATCTAAGACTAATAAGCGTAGTTGGGCTTTAAGATCCCAAATATGCCATATTTTGAGGCTATTCCGGGCATACTCAGCAGTATCGTGTCTTACAGTTTCTCTATTACTTTCTTCACTATCACTGACTGTGGCAGATTCCACTTTGTCACGATTCATGAGTTTCTTCAGGGCAAGGAGATCATCTTTATCGACAAATTCATAGTATCCACACCATCCACATCTGTTGAGATATTTATGGTCGTTTCCCCCCACTCGAAAGGTTTTTGCAGGTATATGCTTAAAATAGACTCGCTCGTTTTGAGGGATTTCTGAAGGTTCTTCAATAATCTTCCGTTTAAGTCTATCTGAGAGTCGGACGTCTGTGTCTTTACCAAGGAGTGGTTTTGGCGCGTTCGGGTTTTCAATCCAGTCTGCATTATATCCTACCTCAATCATTCCAAAACGGAAAAAGGAGTCTTTATAAGCCATCTCCACTTCTTCAGAGAAGTTATTTTCGGGGTCTTGTGTGATAGTATTAAGTAGATCCTCTTTGAGTTGAGCTGAATGAGCAGCGGTGGCAATATCATCCTCATTTCCAACGCGAGACGCCACGAGGAAGGAAGGAAAGGTAGGAATAAAGTTAGCAATTTTAATTTGAATAGTCTCATAAACCTTATTAATAACATAAGGATTGTAACCGAGTTGCCTTTGAGATCGCCACTGTTCACCTTCATAATACTTATCAAGAATGTCACATTTAAACAGACCTTCCCAAGAGTTGTAGAACTTGTTAGCCGTATCGAGGCGACGGCCCCAGATATTATCTTCAATAACTTGTTTAGGCACTTGGATTTTTCTGAGCTAACACATCAATAGGTCTGAGAGTAAGTTTAATTTTAGGAAATTTTCCAGTAAAGGGAATAGATTCTTTCTCTTTAAGTTTACTTCTTCGCTCAGGAGTTAAACTTTTCAATTCTTTTGGCCTTCCGTGTTTAGGCACAGCTCGCTGCTCTCAAACCTTCACTTCTTGACTTCATCATCTTGAACCATTTGATACTATTCTGAGGTATACGGCGAGCGGGAAGTGACCGGCCGCTTCCGTGCATAGCTACAAAATATCTAATACAATCGTATGCGTGATCTGCGACCGATTCTTCTCTATCGTCACAAAAGATTTGTTTTCCATCAATATATCCCAGTGATTTTCGCCTCTGGCTTTGAAGTTCGTTAATTGCATGAAAACATCCATTGGAATACTCAGAACTCTTTTTGATAAATTGTATTGAGACTCTCTTGAGAAGTTCGTTAATGCGATTTCTTGTGGCATGTTCATTATTGTCGGCCGGAATCCAGTGCAGAGGAGGAGAATCTAACTTTAGATCAGAGTATTCATCTGCAACTGTCCAGAAGCCTCCATCTTTTTGAGAAGTCTTTTTAAAAATCTGAGGGTCTGCAAAGTTTCCACTATAGACTTCATCGCCACTCAGATCTCGAATAGCTTTTCTATGATAAGAGATTGGTTGAGATGGGACATAGTATTCTCGGTAGCAAATAAATATTCCGTCCAAAGCTGCAAACCATAAACAACAAGTAGGAGAAGCATCACCGTGATCCAAAACACGAAAAAGATTTCCTTTTTTTCTGATTCGTTCAAATAACTCTTCATTGTATTCAATTAGCGATGCACTCGGAAGCGTATGAATCTGTGCATTACTAATTCCCCATTGTCCTTTTACGTATTTTGCTACCCACTCTTCATCATGTTTAAGAGCTTCGGAATAAGTTTCGGAGCTACCCAAACCAGAATCCCATTCTCCCTCTGTATAAAAGTAGTTCCCTCTTCTTTCGAGAGAGTCCGGATGATATTTTCTAAAGATATAGTGGAACTGAGTATCTGGGTTGCAGAGCAACATGTTGTAGGAAGGAGCAATTGGTTTTCCGGTTTTGGGACTTCGTGGCCAGTTGTCATTTAGTAGATTTTCTGGGATTTGTGCATCATCCCACCTTCCAATACGACCGTCAAGAACATCATAGACCTTTTCTTCAGTTTCTTCAGCTTGATCTACAAGAGAACTATTGATTTCCAAACCTCTAAGAGTAGATTCATCCACTTTATCAAGATGGAGCCAATAAATGACTGACTTATTGATAAATTCCGTGAAACCATCCTGTTCATTATGACGGGCAAGTAATTCCCTCGGGCAGATTTTGAAAAATGTTTGCATTGTCGTCTTTTTTAAATCTGCTAAAGTTTGACGACTTATGGCCATTCTGTAATTCGGAAATGTCGTAAGAAGAGTAAATGCTTTCAGGCATCCTGAGTAAGTCTTTCCATTGTTAAATCCCCCACTAAAGCACTGGTTTCGGGCCGTGGAGAAATAAAATTCTCTTTGCGCTCGATTAGCGAATGTGATATTTAATTCCACTACCAGGTACTCACCATTGGGGCCGCTGAACGAAACCAATTAGACATTACAGATCCTTGTGGATTTGCAGTTGGGGCCGCACAAAAATAAAGATAGCCTACTGTATCTACTGCATATTGTCCAGAACCATTAGAAGTTAATCCTGGACATGGCCCCGGACCCGCGGGTGGTGCAACCATGTAAGTAAAGTTAACAGAATTAAAAGTACTTAGACATATTTGGCCGCCACAAGTGTAGAAACTTCCTTGACTAACTCCAGACGGAACTACCAAAGAAAGAGCACTTGGAGTCGCTGGAGGATTTTGACAAGCAAATGAAATAGATGTATAACTTCCAGAAGTGCCAACTATAGTAGTAACTAAAATCTGCCCAGGTGTGCATATAGGCAGTGAAGATGTGGGGACAAATGCAGTTTGAGCCTTGAGAACTAGACAAGTAAGGAAAATAAGATATTTCATATTAACCCGCATGTGTTACTGTTGTAGTAATTGTTGGAACTCCAGTTGCACTTTGTCGCACAGTCTGGGCCGCCGCCAATGTCTGAAGAATCTGACCAAAATTATCTTGTGAAACTACCACTCCTTTGGATTCTAGAGCAGATATAATAGTCCCAGCTTCAATAATAATGGGGCCGGCCATAGGAACTGCTGAAATACCAGGAATCTTAGATGCTATGGTAATTCCAGCAAGGATATCTTTACCAATGTTTTCAAGAATAGTAATAAAACTCATATAGTTATGTCCCGACAATTCTCCAAAAATATGTCGCTCCAAATGCTCCCATTGAGCCAACGACGAAATAGTAGTCAACGCCTGCTTGGGTATATTTTTCGTTCGAGAGAAAAGTTGTTTGAGCAGCTTCAGAGGCAAAGTAGAATCCATTTCCTGCATAACTTCCAACATAGGGAACCGTAGTTACTGGTGGGACTGGTACTGCAAAAGGCGGATAGTCAGCTAAATTGATAGACACTTTTATGCTACCTGGAGGATATGGAGGATTGGGATTATAGGAAGCAATACCGGGGTAAGAAAGCCCAGGAGCAAGAGTAATAGGGGCCGCTAGAGCCGAAGGAACCCAAGTGTAACCATATTGGATTCTTTCATACATATAAGTATAAGGATCTCCTGCATAAGCATCAATAGGAGCATCAATTAGAAGTCCAGAAAGTGCTAATTGGTATGCAGTATTATAACGTACTGTTGGGTCCAATGCAGTTCCAGGGAATCCCATATATCCAGTAAAAAGTGCCTGAACACGAGGGTCCCTGGAAAGAACATAAGCAGTATTAAATACTGAGGCAATACTCATTATTGTCCTTGATAGGCAAGTTGGACTTGTGAAATAAGTTGATAAGCTTGCTGAAGTGCAACCACTGAAACTGTATCAGAAGCAGGAATTTGACTTTGAATAGAGTCAAGTTGTCCAGCAAGTGTAGAAAGTTGATTTGAGATATTCATTGGTTCTCCTTATTGAGATACGATGGTTCCCGGTGTCAATACCCATTGAGTGGGCGGGCCGGGAGTATTAGGGTTTGGAACAACCTCAACAGTAAATTGAGTTGTAAAAGTTGGGAGAAAGTTACCTTGTTGGCCTTGTACAGTTACAGTTGCTTGTCCCACAGCTTCAGCAAGGATATCAACAGTGAAAGTAGAGCCTGCTGGTAATGCTGTAGAAGTTGCAAGATTTGCAAAAGATACAAGTCCGACAGGGGAGACAGTAAATGAAGGGGAACCAAAGTTTGGAACAATATTACCTTTGGTATCTTCAGCGACAAGTGTAACACCTGTCATTTTCTGAGAGAGTTGGAGAGTTCCTAGGTCTTGCATTGTTTTATTTAACCTTCTTAAGATTAGGATTCTTTTTCTTGGCGGCCGCAGATGCGTGACGTGTGCGAGATGCAAGAATTGCCCCCGCAACTTTTTTAGAATATCCTTCACGTTCTATAGATCCTTGGACAGCTTTGAAACCGGGATGTTTCATTCTACGAATCCCCATATTGGTGTAATAATACAATTAAAATTATTATACATTCCATCAGCAGGATGTACAGTATAAGAACCTGAAGCCTCTACTTTAACAACTAAACCTTTATAGTTATTACAAGCCAAACTTTTAGATATTACTTCAGCAGCAAGCATAGCAAGTTCAGTTTCTTCTTGCCTCATGCCATAACTTTTTATTTGCTCAAATTGAATTACAAGTTCTTTTGCAACAGGTTCTGCTTTTCCAATAGCACTAACTGACCAACTCATTTGCTCACCGCCGATTCTTCCACATCCGCTGGGCAACAATGTTCTTTTACATGCTTCATCATATCTTTATGATTTTTAGCAACATGCTTCGTAGGTTCAGGATGAGACATATAAGAATCACGAAAAGTTGCCCCACCACCCCCACTCTTTCCGCTCAAAGGTTCAGGATAGTGAGTAATAATATATCCGTCACCTTCGTCTTCTGGCTCAATTTCCATTCTTCTGATTCCCTTCATAGGGTGCTCAGATTTTTTAGATTTCTTCTCTTCAGTTCTTTTCTTATGTTTCTCGATAGATTCTTTTAGATGGGAAGCAATTGACATTATTGTGCTCCTTGGGGGCTTTGTGAAAGAACTCCAGTCATTTTAGCTAGTGCTGGGAAGTTCTTTGCCATCGTACTCTTTAATTTATCCTGATATTCGTCCATCCAATTTTGGGGAATACCAGTCTGATCTGGGTTATTAGTTATAGAGTAAGCTGGAACTTCATTAGGCATCTCTCCACCACGCCTAATAGCAAGTTGTTCAGCTATTCGCTGGTATCCTGGTACAGATTGTGCAAGTTCCTGGCCACCCGAACCTTCAGATTGATACCATTTAGAAGGAATTTGATTCATATTGGCGTGCATTTGCTCATGTCGTGAGACTGTGTTGAGATCAAAATCCTTAGCATTCGGATTGAGAGTAATAATACCTTTTCCAGCTTGAGAAATGATTCCTGGATT